ATGACTTTTTGTTGTTGTCCAATATCCAGTGCCAATACCCTGTCTACCTAATAATGCCGTACCTGTTATATCATTTGATCCTGTTTTTGTCAAAGTCACACTACTATCATTCAGATATCCATATCCTGAATTGACAATTTCAACAACACCCGCTGTACCAGCATCAGTTGTCACAGATGATTCGATAATAGCATTATCTCCCATTGGAGAAGAAGCAGCGTCGGTTGCTCTAATATCGATTGTTGCAACTGCGCCAGTTGTTTGACCAACAATTGTCGTATTTGATGACCAAACTGGTTCAAATATAGTTCTTTTTAAGAATATTACTGTCGAATTTGCAGTTTTAATCTCACCCATAACATTTCCATCTAATAATATATTCTCACCAACCGAGAACGAACCAGATGAAATTGTGATATCAAGTCTAGTATCTTGTTTATTGTATCCCGCAACAAGTTCGTTGTATATAGAAACAAAAGGATTTACGTTATAATCGCTACCTGGATTTGTCGTGATTGATGCAATACTACCAATTTCTGTATTTGCAAAGGTCAACAAATCTTCAATGTCGGTGTTCGCATCGCCGTATGGATTTTTAGGAAATCCATATCCATAAATCATATCGATAGTGATAGTTGCGCCTGAACCTGGAGAAAGAGTAAGTGTTGGTTCTTGATAATAACCTTCGCCTGGATTATCAACAACAATAGAAGTTATCACACCACTAACATTCGTCGTAACTGTAACAACTGCATCTATAATTGGATTTCCGTTTGCAGCACCACCACCAGACAGAGTATATTGGTTATTTGCGTATCCAGAACCTCCAGTTGACGAAACACTCGATAAATACCCAACGCCAGAGTTAGAACCATCAAAGTTTATATTTGTATAGGGTTGTCCAACAACATTCGTATCAGAAACATCGTCGGTATTCAACTCAACATATTCGGTATCAGAAAGAGAAGCGACTGCGAAATCTGCTCCTTCTCCTGTGTAAAGATTGGTAATAACCATAGATACATTGGTTGTTGTTCTATCTGTTTGGACTGTAAATCCGGCATCTTCTGTATAATAGAATGACCCAGTATTAGCATATATGCCAATTGTTGATGTGTTTTGACCTACAAGCATACCAGAAACTGAAGTATTCGTAACTGAAGTTTTTAATCCATCATGACTTGAGTTACTATTCAACCAAACTTCAACAACACCCGTTTCAGTGAGTGCTGATATTGTGTCTTCTACTTTTGACGTGTTTCCTCTTACTTTATTACCAACATCAAGAGATCCTGAAGTTAATTCGATAACCCATGTATTAGAATCTGTTTCTGTTTTTATCGTTCCAACAGCACCACCTGAAGTGACAGTTGACGATACGATATCAGCAGTAGCGACTGGTGTGCCGTTCGCTTCATAAACACCAATCGTCTCACCAGCAGTGAAATCTCCCCAAGCATCAATCAAAGTAAGGTGAGAATCATTTGCTTCTAAAATAACACCTTTAGAATAATTAGTAACTACTGTATCACCACCAACTTCAGAAGGATCAGAGTAGACATAAACAGCAACAACATCGTCGTTTGAGAATGTACCCGAAATGTTACCGAGTTCGATTGTAACAGCAGACTCTTCAGTGACTGTCTCATTGATAATAAAATCGACATTAGCGCTAGCAAAATCGACGGAATATTTTGGAAGAAAACTTCCATCAGTTACAACAACTTCTACTTTAGAATACGATGAAGATGTTGTAACAGTATTTCCACCAGCGTCAGTATTAGCAAAAGAGTAAATTATACCAGTTGCTACATGACTGCCACCAGAATCAACGCCTTCTAAAGTATCGCCAACATTATTGTTTGCTGCATATTGTGTATTGATGTTTGTTGCGGAATCAAGGTCGAGTATTACTCTTTTCTGTTGAATAGTTTCGTAAAGATTGAAATTGCCCGCTGAATTATCTCCTGCAATCATCGCATCAGCAACATACGCATCAGTGTTATCATCGAGTGTATAACCAGAACCACCGTCTGTGAGATCAAAGGTAATTTTACCAGTTTCTTCTACAAGTTCTGTAATTCTCGCTTTGCCCTGGAGACCATAAGAAGATGTGACATTGAAAATATCGCCAACTTGATTTCCAGAACCACCAGAAGTAATCGTAATCGAAGTTAATGAACCTATAACTCTTGGGGCATCACCTAATACACTATCATTTGTGATATACTCATCAGTAATAAAGTTGCCTTTTAAGCTGCTGATGTATACTACATCAATGAATCTTCCTGCAATTCTCTTTCTCACTATACCTTCAACAAACGCTTTTGCACCAGAAACAGAGCCTGTAATCTGAGTATTAACAAAACTGGGTGTTCTAGAAGATTGAGTGACTTCAAGATATCTAGGGACAAACCATTTACTATCGGATAAAGAAAAAACATCTTTTCCAGGATAGTATACTGTAGAATCAGAGTTAAACAAAAAACGAATTAAAAGTTCTGCCGCTCTTGGAGTTCCTTTTGACCTATAATAGTCCATAATATGTTTGACTGCAAATCTATTATCAACAGTCTTTACAAACGGAAACTCATTTAGATATTTGTCATTAAAATGATAAATGAAATCGTCAAGTGTTCTGTCAATATCGCGATGGTCAAACATGCTACGATTTAATCTGATTGGGCTGAATTCTGTATCTTCTAGAAATTCAAAATACGCCTTTACAAACGCAACTAAGTTGTCGCCATCTTCTCTGTAGACATCAGGAAATTGTTGCTCTATGTATTCAGAAATGGTCTTTGATAGGTTTTCCATCAGTCAGTCGCAGCCTTTATCGTAAGAGTGACATCAGAATTATCAATTGCGATAATTCTATCAAATGGACCTAAGATATCTAATGTTGTTGGTTTGACATAAATTTTAATGCCCTGGCCAGAATAATTAGAGACGTTAATATTACGAATGATCACTTTACCAGTAGTGTAATTAACGGTACCAACGTTGTTATTTAAAATAAAAGCGCCGCTAGCAGTGTTTGTTAAGATTTGTAATACACCCAAACCATTATCTTGAAGATATGCTGAATCCCCGTTATATGTGAACAATGTAGACTTTACACCTGGAAAGTTTCTTGAAACGTCTTCATCGATATGAAGTTCATGTTCAATGAAAATTGGATTACGAAACTCTATCGTAAAGTTGCTATCTGTGTCCAACGTAGGTGCTATGTATACATACATCTTAATTTCTGTGTCATTACCAACGATAGAAAAGTCTGTATCATCAATTGCCCGAACTAATCGAGAGTGTCTGACATTTTTATCAAAACTATTTAAGTATGTGTTTGAATATGAAGAAATTGAATTTCGAACGAGAGTTTCAATCTCGCCTATCGTTTTTGAGGTAATGTTAGTATTGTAATACACATCACTTGTAACACTAACGTATATGTATTGGGCAGATTGAATTACTGGTTCAATAGCAAGAGAGGTTCTCTCTAAAAGAAAATTCTTATATTTCTCTTTTAAGTTCTCTGAAATACCATCAACATTTTCATTATCAATCGATACGATAACTTTACCATATCTTGGTGGATCGACTCTCTCTCCTCCATAAACAGAAACATCGTTAATCTCCGAAAAGTTACTTAGGAGTAGGTTTCTATAGTCTGATTCTGTCACTGCTCTGTCTTGAATTTGTATTGATTTTGGAGCAAAATATTTTATGGATGAAATTGTTTCTCGTTCTGCTCCACCAGAAGAAATTGATTGTGTTGTCACAGTTGGTACATATCCATCTATTGAACCAACAGATGCAAATGTTTTAGCGTTGTTAGCATCTTCTCCTATAGAAACTCTATAAGCGACTTCAACAACCTGTCCAATTTGTGGTTCATATCCAAAACTATTCTGTCCAAAATAGATTTCATATTGATCTTCTTTTGAGGCTTGTAAATAGTACACTTTATCGGTAGCATTTACACCAAATAGATTGGGTTTGTAAGTATACGAATTTGAAGCAGCACCAGCAACATTTGAGTCGTAAACAACAACTTCTATACTATTAGTATCAAGTCTTTTGTTACTTAATTCATATTTTGTAGATGCTGTAACATCAAAATACTCTTTGATAATTCTTCCTTCATAAACAGAAACGTTTGTGATACTATACACTCCATCTACAGGAGTTATAATATTCGTCTCATCAGTTGAAAAAGTGTATGTTGTACCGTCAAGCGTTGTTGTAAACTTTGTATGTTTTGGAATAGTTATTGCAGCAGGAGAGTCAGATGGACTAAACGATATGTTGATTTTAGCAATAGAACTACGATATGACCTAGGTAAGTAATTTAATTCTTTTGTATGCGAAACTACAGATGATTTCAGTTTTGCCGAATCAAGAAACATTTCACCAAGCGCCATGTTTGTATAGAAACTGTTCTGAAATGTGTTGTACGCTAGAATATCTAGTAATACAGACATATTCGAACCATCATAATCGTAATCAGCGAACTGAGTCTGTCCTTGAAGAAAGGACTTCAACTGCGCTTTGATTTGATTGAAGTCTAATTCTGATATAATGGTTTCAGCCATATTACCGCACTCTTTCTAAAATTATTTCTAATGTAACAGGTTCTTGTAAGTTTACTATTGTAAAAACTATACTTATCTGAATTTCATGTTGATTGAAAGTTTCTGAGACAACAACATCAATAATATTTGCTCTTGGCTCATGTGCTGTTAAAACGTCTCTAATGTGTTCTTGCATCGTAAGAAATGTTTGAGCGGTGATGTTCTCAAATAGCATACCTCGAATATGACCACCCAAATTTGGTTGAAATAGTCTTTCACCTTTATCCGTCAACAACAAATTTCGAATAGACTGTTTTACAGCATCGACGTTTGTTTTGCGCAACAGCGTGTTCCGAATTGGATGTTTATCCAAATCGGTATAAAAATCTGAGTAAACAATTCTTTGAGTTAACGGTGTGACCATATTTTTCTCGTTGTTTTATTTTTATTTATATCACTTTAACAAGGCACCAACAGCATCTAAGTTCACTGTTGATCCATTAATAAGTAATTTTGATTTAATAGTTCTTGGGCTTAAAAGTAGTTCTTTTGGTTGAAAATGAATATAATCATTCGCGAAAGGATTTATTAATCCATATTTTGCGAATATTTGTCTAGGAATACCAGTATAATATTTACTTGTCTTACCTTTCTTAGTACCATTTACAATCACCTGAATATCAATCGCACATTGAAAGTTGTGCCAACTATTTCCTGGTCTTGCGACTGGAGTGCCGCGAGGTTTATAGTAGTCGTAAAGTTCTTGTTGTTTTGCGTATGATCTCGTTGAAGAAGTAACCCTCGCTCGAATACCTGCTGCAATTAAAGTTTCATCGGTTGTAAGATCATACATCGCATCAGCAAATCTTTGACGAATTTTAGGGTGTAGTGTGTTAATGTGATTTGCAATTTCAGCATTATAAGGACCACCAAAATAAGACTTATCAAAAGTTTTCTTTTCGCCAGTCCATTCTGTAGCACTCTCAACAACTTGTTCTTTACCTTTAAGTGGTCTACCTTCTATACCGGAATTAGCAATGACTTTCTTTGATTTCTTGGACAAATCTTTTAATTTTGCTTCAGTGTGTTGAACTTTCTTTTGGGCTTCATCCATCTTTCTTTTAATTAATTCATCATTATATTTTGAGGCGGTCGCTATTTGTCTTTTTACGGCATTTTCAACTTCAGTTAGATTTGCGGTAGGGTTGTTTTTCTCATAGTTCTTTATAAACGCAGCAATCTCTGCTTGTTTCTTTAAATTTGTTTCTTGTGATACTAAGCCTTTTAAAGTATCAAGCGCTTGTTTGTGATTCTTTTGAATTTCATTAACAACATTTGGACTTGTTTCAGTAAGTTTTTTAGACAGAGTTTCTACTGATTTTTTATTATTTTCGATCTTAGATTCTGTCGTTTTTTGAAGATGATCTCCACAGGATTCAGCAATAGATTTAAGAGAAGCGAGACTGTCTTTCACACCGGACAATGTACTTTCTATCTGAATAGAATAAGTCTTTTCAATGGAATTTGCAACATCTTTGATGTAATTTTCAGCAGAAGTGATTGACGTAGAAACCGTTTCGGAGAGATTATCAAATGCTGTAGTAAGATTGTCTTTAACACTGTTGATTTCCTGTTCTATGTCTTCTGCGATTTCATTTGCAGTCTTTGCTGCTTCACGAATTAGATCCTCAGCACTTGCTTCAAAAAAAGCAAGGGATGGTATTGACGGCATTTTAATATCAGCAGTACTTAACTTACTTAAATCGACACTTGTGTTTAATGCTGTGACTAAAGCATCACATCCACCATTCACAGCCGCTTCAAATCCTCTTACACTATTTTGTAAATTTGTTATGGATTCTAAAGATAAGTCGAATGATTCGACATTAAAATCAGCAGGATTTACTCCAGAATCATAAAGTACAGAAGATAATGTTTTTGGAGTAATAGTATCTAATTTAGCTTTAAATCCAACAAGGTCTGATGGTAAAGAAGTACCTAACGATTCTAATTGAGCGCCAATTTTGTCTTTGAGATTTTTCATCTGGTCTGGAGAAAACGCAGCAGATGGAACAATTTCGTTTAATTTTTGAACCTCAGTTTTCACTTGAGCAACGTCAGGTTCACCAATATAATCAAAAGGGTCTACGTCCGGTAAATCATAAGATTTGAGAGCCATGTTTATTCTCCAGGATCAATCGAATGTTCATCGAGATTTGGTTCATCGGGGTCTGTATATATCCTATAAGGTTCTGATGATACAGGCACTTCGGTCGGAAACTTTCTTGATAATGGGTCAGGCAATAAAGTTCTTAGAGAGTTTCTCGCACCCGCAGGTCTCTCTAAAGAAGATTTATACGGGTCAAATTGAATTGCGCCATCGGTATTCAAATCTATTCTTGCTCCCTCCACGGCAATATTTCCTGCTCTGCTTAAAATATTTGTATTGCCAAATACGTCTTGGTAGAAATCACCATCACTCTCTACTAATACATTTGTTTTTGCATAAGATGCAAGATAACCAGTATTAGCATTGATTGTGATATTATTCTTTGCTTCCATCGAATAATCTACTTTAGCATAATGATGAATACTGTCTAAAAACGCTTCTTGTCTAATAGACGAACTTTTTTGACTGAATATGTCACCAGAATTGATATAAACGCCACCCGCTACATTTAGTCTATAATCACCAGACACATTAGTTTCCATATTACCAATCACATTCAAAGTGCAATTGTTATCAATCGTTACATTCGCAGACCCTTGGATTACAATATCTGCTCTACCTTTAACGAATAAAACGTTGTTCTTCTCTACAATAGTGTAACTATCACCCTTAATTTTATGAACTTCGTTTCCGTTTGGTGCCATCTCAATGAATGTACCAACACTATGTTCCAAATTAACACGTTCGGAACCAGGAGTATCATCAAGTTCTAGAACGTGCCCACCTTCTGTTCCATGTACTTTGTTATATGGGTATTGTGCGTTATACGGTGTTGATGGTTCTTCGATATCACCGTACCCGGCCATTTCTTCTCTAAACGCATACTTACGAATCACATTAGCAACATCCTGAATGTCCTCACCACGAGAAAGTTTTGGCATGTCTGGCTGCCAAATATCGTTAAGTGGAGGATACTGATCTGAATTCGAATTGAAACCTTCTTTAGTATCAACAAAGGTAGTTGGCATACCCGGCATTACACCCAACAACATTGGATGTTGAGCGTCGGTACCGTCAAGAAAGAAACCAAATACCCATGACCCTTCAAGTGGTGGTTTGTAGTCAAGATTATATGAACCGATAATAGGTATTGCCCATGGTAGATGTTCTGTGGGCACTTCTTGCTTCGAGTCTGGATGTATATCAAAACACCGCACACGAACACGACCCATTTTCCATGGATCGCGACGGTCTTCTACAACACCCATAAACCAAAGTATATTTCTAAAACCTTTTTCTGCCATACTATATCCTATTTTGGTATATTTGTAAGTACTGAATTGGTAAGAGTATTACTAATAACCAAATCCTTTGTTATAACGAGTTTGCACGTATATTTTTTGCCTTGTATTTTATGTGAAATGTTATTTACTAACCAATAACCAGAAAGACTTGTGTGTAGATTTTTTGGTCTACCCCCTCCGACGTTTTCAAATTGAGGTATGTTTAATTTAATAACATCACCAGCAAATAAATCATTTCTCCCATAGATTTCAATTTCAGCAACTACACTACTAAGATAATAACGGTTTGATACTCGTGGACCAATAATTTCTTTATAGTATTGATTTTCTCGTTCGAAGTCTTTAAAAACTAAAGCTGTTTTCATAACATTTTCATCATTAAAGAAGTCTTCTACAAAGTTATCGGTGTGAGGAAACCTATAGTTCGAATCAATGTGAGTATACTCTTTAAAAGTTTCTTTGTATTTGTGTATATTATGAAGATATTGTTTTTTAAGAATGTCTATTTCAACCACATCCAAAACCATTGCGCCGGCGTTCATCTCAGCGAGAGTGTCCAGTCTCTTAGGTAGAAAAAAAGATATAACATTGTTCATCGCTCTATCTCTATCTTTCACCTCTGATGATAACAGAGATGGATCAAAAGTATAGATTTTCCTCTGGTCGAAAGAAGTGGAATCTCTTCTTGAATCGAGAATTAATTTTTCATGAGTTACCATCTTAAATTTTTGACGATTTTGAAAGAAATAGTAATTCGAACTCTTGTTCTCTGCTGAAAATGATTTTCGTTTTAAAAAGTCAATTGCTTCTATGGGTTGTAGTGATGGGACTACAATTGTTTGAATACCAGTTGTGTCCTCTATGTCAATTTCATTTGCAGAATCTCTAAATTTGGTATCATCAACAAGAAATTCGTTGAAGATTTTTTCAACAATTTCCTTTGTAGAACCAGTATAACTTCTTCGTATGTTTTTCGTAGAACTCATAAAGTGTTGTGGTGATATAAACTTCAATTTGTAAAACATAGTATTCTGTTGGTTATTTACAACAGCCTCGCTTAAACTGTAAACTAAAAATTCTTGTGTAATTGAATTATTATAAAAATCACTATAAGTAAGAGTGAGTATTTCTTCGCCAAGTATAGGATAATTATCTAATAAACCAGAAGAATCGAGTAGAGTCATCTCTCCCATTAACACAGAAGAGTGTATCGATTCATTAAATGATATATCGGTTATATAGTTTGAAATACTAAAAGTTTCCTTCTCAGCATATCTTGTAAGATTTGCAGTTTCAAGAAAACAATACCCCAAATCAAAAGAAGATTCAGTCATTCAATAACCTTTTTAGATTTTCTATTGCATTTCCAACATACGATGAATTTATAAGAAGAATATTTCTCATCTCTTCGTTTAAATTATTTTCATAATCATAATAACGAACTGCGGTCCAATCACCAGCAACAAAATCATTATCAAATGTCTGTGCTCTTATATATGAATCGGGGGTCAATAACATCATCTCATCATCGTTGTTTTTCCAATGAACGATGTTGTCTGTACGAAGTGTATTTTGACCCCACACTATAGGATCAGTTCCTTCAGGTAAAGATTGGCTCGAATATTTCTTTCTAAAATATGCGACAAAATCCTCATATGGTTTTGTCCACTGTGTATATGGGTCAATTATGTCGTTAGCGAAATAGACCAACCAACTTAATCCAGGGTCATCATAATAAAAATATGCTACATCTTCAGCCCTTTCGTTTTCTTTTACGGTATACCGAAGAAATAGATAAGGATCGTCCTGTGAAATTGTATCAATTAGAGCAGTTTTTAAAGAAATATTCGTTATAGATTTTTGAATCGTAAAACTACTATTCGCAACTTTATACTGTGTTTTTGGATAATATCTAAAATATCTTGACATTTATTGTATCTCTTTAGCCATTAAAACTGATCAGGTAAACCCTTAGAGGCACTAACATCCGGTGCGCTTGCGCTTGTATGTCTTTCTACGACGCTCTCGCCACCATAATCTTCTCTTGTCCAGATTTGCATTTCTGAAAGAGTCATACTGATTCTAACAACTGCCGGTTCTCCACCTTGAAGAAATGCTAACTCACCACCAGCACCGTAATCCACTTGAAATTGACTTATCATACAAGGTTTCATCACGAGAGTTTGTACACCTGTAATTAATGGCACACAAACACTAGGATAACTTAGAAATGCTCTACCTCCTGCTGTTACACCAACATTTAACTCTTTATAATAAGGATGGATGTGATATTTTATCTGTTTAATAATTGATTTCAACATATTTGTTTCATTAATTGACTTAGGAGAAAATGTCCAGTTCCATGCATAAGTTTTTAAATCAACACCATCGAAGACAAGCGCCTGAAATGGATTCATGATAGCACCCGCACCCGCTTCAATCCCTTTTTGCACATTTGGTGCTATTTTTGAAACTCCTTCTTTGAATAAAGAAACAGCAGCTGCTCCGGCTACGGTTTCAATATCTAATCCGTTTAAAGCCTTTTCAAGAGCGCCCAATCCTCCACCAGCAGCATTAACTGCTGATGCCGCAGCGGAACCAGCCATCCCCAATTCTGTAGGACCAACTTTTACTGCTGTAGAGTCCAATAATTGATCGGGTAATGGAAGATATATTGAAGACTTCATATTACTGCTTGCTGTTGTATAGGAAGTTACACCACCACCAGCACCAACATCTCGTTCACCATAAGAGTAATCTTTAAAAAACAACAACATACCTACATCACCAAGATTCGAAGGAAACTGATATTGGGCTAGTTGAGTATTTTCTTGTTTGGATCTTCTAACTGATTCTGGTGTTCTAGGAACAGGCATCATTACCTACCTTATAAATAGTTATTTACATCTATTTATAACGAAAACATCATGGCATATAAAGGAAGATTTAGACCATCTAACCCTAAGAAATATCGAGGCGACTTCACTAATATTATTTATCGTAGTTTGTGGGAATTGAAGTTTATGAGAGAGTGCGATTCACATCCTGATATTGTTGAATGGGCTTCGGAGGAGATAGTTATTTCATATAGAAATATTGTCGATGGTAAAATGCATAGATATTTTCCAGATTTTTGGATTCGTAAAATAAATAATGATATAACTATTGTGGAG